GGCTATTCAAGCCATGGGTATGACCGATCCACCAACTTTAAACTAAGTTCGTTCCTCGAGGCGCCTTTTGTGGAGGCGCCGTTTAACGAGGGCAGGAATAAATCCTCTAGATTTCCTGTATATCAAATTTCCACTTATCACTTCCGTCCACCTGGGAAGTCAATTTATAGCCACGCTCCTTGGAGGGACGAGCGCGATGACACTTATGTCCCAAGTGCCATGTCTCCTTATGCCGCATCGGTTGGCTTGGAGAAAGCTAAAGACCCGCAACTACAACTTAATGAAGAAGTTTGTGCTAAGGCAGAAGATTTCATGTTGCATTGGCTCGAATTTATTTGGGCTAGACCTTTACATGAATTTGTTATTACTTATGAAACTGCACTAACGTATCTTGATTTGAAAAAGGCTCCTGGAGATGACTACGATATGACTTGTAGTACGAAAGGGCGTGCAATTGAATTGCATGGTCCTATTTTACGTGACAGGGTTTATCGCATTTTAGAAGGCCAAGGCCCTGACCAAGTTCCGTGCCGCTTCACTCTTACTCTTAAAAGTGAATTACGGCATAGGGATAAAGTCAAACTTAATAAAACAAGGGTTTTTATGGCCGGACCTTTACACCACCTTGTAGCTGCTAATATGTTGTTCGCGACTCAGAACGACTATCTTATGCAAACTATAGGGCAACACCCAATTACTATAGGGATCCAACTCCCCGGACCCGAGTTTGTCCGATGCTTAAAGGATCTAGGAGAATTCGTGAATGACGGTGACGTCAGTGGTTGCGACCTCCGGTTCAATTTGCGTGCAGCTCGGGCCATTAGAAATATACGAATGAGATTCCTGCCAGAGGTTTATCAGTCGGCAGTCTGTTATTTATATAACACAGTGTACTGCGGCTGTGCGATCTTCTCGGGTTCTTTGTATCGAGTCTATGGTAATAAATCTGGGTGGCTTAATACTGGCCATGACAACAGTTTAATGACGTGGTTTATGTTGTGTTATGGATCATTGAAAATGTATCCACACCTTAAACCTACACGTGTTTTTGAGGCTAGGATTAATGGTGATGACCTTATAATTACAATGCTGAAAGGTGAGTTTCAATTGCTTGCAGACGAGCTTAAAAAAGTCAACTTCGTGTTGGAAGCTATCGATTGGAAAGCACGATCTCCTTTTTCAGTAGAATTTTTATCACACCACCTACAACATCGTTATGTATCTGGGTTTGGGACTTTTGTAGTGGCAGCTGGTAATCTGCCGAAGATCCTATCATCTATGAATTGGATCAAACGAAGCGAGACTTTAACTTATGCTGAATCTTGCGTTGCGCATCTTTTGGGCTTGCGACTTTGCCTCTTCCCTTGGCAAGAGGAATTTGAGTGGGCTGATGAGTTATTAACTCGTTACCTGCAAAAAATAGCGCCGACACCGTTCATTCAGGCCGCCATGCATGCACGATTGAACGAACGCCAAATCGCAGTGACCCATACGAAAGCCGAAAACTGGTTTGATTTTTTGCCAGGAGTCGGTCCTGAGGTAGCCGAAGCTTTAAATGCGGTGCTTAATGACCACGGTTACAGGTCGCCGCATAAAATCGCTTATGGCGAAATCAGGCAAGAAGAAGCAAAAGAAGGCCAATAGAAAGGCCACCCGAACGATTGTTAAAACGGTTCGAGCCCCCCCTAGGGTAGTCACAAAAGTTGTGAATGCAAAGCCTAAAAAATCGCTCGGTTCTCGCATTGGGGGCAAAATTGGAAGTTTTATTGGCTCTGGTGCACAGAGTCTTTTCAAGCATATCACTGGTTTCGGAGATTACAAGATCTCGGGGAATAGTCTCATGGCAGGTCAGGTTCCGATGGTTAGTAACGTTGCCACAGCTGGCGGCACAATTGTCCGTCATCGTGAGTATATTGGCGATATTATACCTTCTACGAACTTTACTCTCACGAGCTTTTCCATCAATCCCGGGAATACTGATTTGTTTCCTTGGCTCTCTGCTGTGGCTAGTGCTTACGAAGAATACGCCTTTCGTGGTCTTATATTCGAGTACAAAGCCATGTCGGGATCAGCCTTCCTCGGAACAGCAGGAAATGTCGGACTTGGAACAATAATTATGGCAACACAATACAATGTTTTGTTTCCGGATTTCCCTGATAAGAGGACAATGGAAAATTATGAGTTTGCGTGCAGCAATAAACCAAATCAAGACTTTATACATCCGATTGAATGCGATCCTAAAAAGGCAGTCTTAGAACATTTGTATGTCCAGGCAGCTGGGCAATCCACATTAGGTGATCAAAGGTTTTATGACTTGGGCAATTTTCAATATGCCACGCAAGGTTTTGATAGCGCCGCAACCGGAATCGTTGGTGAGCTTTGGGCCACATATGAAGTAGAATTGTTTAAACCCAAATTGACTCAAACTTTGGGTACGTCAGTCCCAAGTGATCGATTTACTGGATCTGGTGCTATTACGCAGACACAACCAATACCTGCCAATTCTACCACCGCTACAGGTTTTTCGACTAACTTGGGTTCTACGTGCGGTTGTATGTTTTCGATTAGTGGTACAAACTTAGTACTTTTCTTTCCAATAAATTGTATTGGTACATATTTGATCTTTTTCGAATTCGGTTACAGTGCCCAAACTATAACATCAGTCTTTACTGCTTCAGCTGCTAATGGCGGCGCCACTTTAATTAAAAATTATGGAGCTGGTCCATCTGGTTCTCAGATTAGTGCTTGTGGCGGTGCCTTAGTTACTGTCAGTAATGATATCCCTAATCAACAGGCTAGTGTAACGTGGGGATGGACAACTACCGGTACACCTACTGGTACTGTCGTGTTAGATTGGTATGTGACCCAACTTGCTTATTCAATATTGAATCCATCTACTGAATATCCTACCTCTTCCCTCAACAACTTGCAAAAACAAGCTGTTGGTTTCGGGGTGCACCTTCAAAGTGAGATTGACAAATTAAACAACGAGATTGAAGATCTTGCTGTTACAAATGTAGCTTTGAATAGACGCATAAAGGAATTAAAGGGGGAGTCTAAGTCTGACCAACCAAATGCTGAAGGTTTGCAGCGGCTCTTTCGG